TTATGGCTAAAAGTGGAAGAACATATGTATCTAAAGCAGAACTTTCAGTAATAGAATCTATTAAGCATGAAAAAGAACAAATTCTTGCATTAGAAGAAAAAGAAATAAAAAATATAAAAGCTCTAAAACAGGCATATGAAGACACTGGAGATGAGTCTTTAGCACTTACTGCTGCAATGCAAGAAAGACTGAAGCTTCATGAAAGTGAAAATTTTCTTGCAGCAGAAGGTAATTCTTTAGAAAAAAAATTAACAAAACAATCTTTATCCACAAACAAATTAAAATCAGAAGCTGCTAAATCTGCAGCCGTACAATTAGCAAATCTTAAAAAATCTTTTAAAGAAACTGATATGTTAGAGGATTCATTTAAGTCTCAAGCAGCTATCATTGAACAAATAGCAGCTGGAAGTGCTACAATTGAAGAAATTCAAGGAGCTATTAATGATTTAGGTGATGATGCAGCTGAAGGAATGAAAGAGTATCTTAAATCTCAAAAAGAATCACTTCAAACACAAAAATTTGCTAAAGATGCAATGTCCGAGTTTGATGGTATTTTAGGTGGTTTAGGTTCAAAAATAAAAGGATTTTTAACCAATCCATTAACAGCTGCTGTTGCATTATTATTAACATTCAACGCTACTCAAGAATCTATTGGTAAACAATTTGGTGCTATTGGTGTTACGGAATTTAGAAGTGAATTAGCTGGAGCTAATGCACAATTTACAGAACTTGGTTTGGGTGCAGGAGAAGCTCAACAAACAATATCAGATTTAAGTAATGAATTTGGGATAAGTGTTGGTGAATCAGCTAAGTTATCAGAAAATGTATCAAGATTAGCAGTATCAACAGGTGCTAGTTTAACAGATACTACTAAGTTAATTGGTTTATTTACACAGACTCAAAATCTTACTGGTGACCAAGCAGCTAATTTATTAGCTTCAACTACTTCATTGGCAAATGCTAACAATGTTGCACCTGATAAAGTATTGGCTGATGTTGCACAATCATCAGAGTTCTTTGCACAATTTGCAGCCGATGGTGGTGAAAATGTTTTAAGAGCTGCAGTTCAAGCTAGAAAATTAGGAATAAATTTACAAGATGTTGAAAAAGTAACAAGTGGATTATTAGACTTTCAATCATCTTTAAATGCGGAGAATGAAGCATCAGTATTAATTGGTAGAAAATTAAACTTTCAAAAAGCAAGAGAGTTAGCATTAGCAAATGACATAGAAGGAGCTACAGCTGCAGTAGTTGAACAATTAGGAAGTGCTGAAGAATTTAACAAATTAAATGCAATACAAAGAAAAGCTTTAGCAGATTCAGCTGGTTTAGAAGTATCTGCACTCGCTAAAATTGTAAATAAAGAAAAAGAAGCATTAACACTTCAAGGTGCATTATCTAAGACAGAAATTAAACCAATACCAGAAGAAGTTTTAACCGCTACAGCGTCTTTAATTGCTAACTTACAATCAATAGGTATTACATTGGCTGAAACTTTAGGCCCACCATTAAATTTTGTGGTTGGTCTATTCGGTGGACTTCTATCACTTATTGATAGTACGGTTGGTATAATGCCCGCCCTTATTGGTTTAATGGTTTCTTATGGAACTTATAGTGCGATAGCTGCAGTAAAGGCGGCTGGTGGTATTGCTGCGTTTACAGGAGAAGCAATAGCTAAAGTATGGAGTGCGATGGCGTCATTAACAGCTGCTACTGCGGGATTTGGAGCACCTGCAGCTATAGCTTTGGGTGCTGGTTTTGTTGCAACCATATTAGGGTCAATCGCAATGGCGAAGAATGCTGGTGATATGATTAGTCCAGCATCTGGTACAACTCAAATATCAACCAAAGAGGGTGGATTATTTAATATGAGTAAAAACGATGATATATTAGCTGGTCCTGGTTTAGCAGGAGCTATGGGTGGAGGACGAGTAGATACTTCAAAATTAGAAGCATTACAATCTGAAACAACTCAAAAACTTGAAAGAGTAGCTGCAGTATTGGAAAATGCTTTATCAGGTCCAAAACCAGCGTTAGCTAGAGCTATGGGTGCTGCAACAGGTGATGCTGTTGAAGGAATGGCATAGGAGATTGAAATGGGTTTAGAAAATTTAAAAAGTGTATTTCAAGAAGAATTAATTAATAACATTGAATCATTTTCATCAAATGTAATAACTAATGTAAATGATACAAAGTTAACACAATTCACTACAACTGAGTTGGGTAAATTAATAGGACAATCACCACTTGAAGGAATGAGTTGGGAATCATTATATAATTCAAATCATTCACCAAAAGATAACCCATCTCATAATGGTTTAACACCAATAAATTACCCAAATGTAAGTAGAGATAATTTAAACATAAGAAATTCAGAAGATGGTAGATTTGGATTTGCTGGTTCTTCAAGAACATCTGTAATTAGTGCAGTTGGAAAACTTATAGACCAAGTTCCATTTTTAGAGGGTGATGTTACAGAATTTTTAAAGGATACAGGAAAAGAACCATATATAGTTAGTAAGATTGGTAGTGGTGGTAGATTAATTAATTCAAACTTTGGGGGTAGAGGACTTCCAGTTGAAAGAGCTTTGACTGATACTGCTAGAATAGGTAAATTTTTAACCTCACCTGATGGTTTATTATTTACAGCAAAACAAAATGTATTAGCGTTACAGCAAATTCCATTTACAGAAGATTTGAATAGAACTCAATTAGATGGTGCTGGATACAAAGATTTTGGTGCTAAATTTAATTTAGTTTATAAACCACTTTATAATCCATTATCAAGTTTAATATCTACTTTAGGTAGAGCTGGTGGAGGACCAGCTGGTAAAGTTAATAAAACTGAACCCGGACTTGCAGGTTTAATAAGTCAAATTCCTGGTTTAGAAGCTTTTGGTGATGCAATTGATGCTCCATATCCAAAATTTCAAACTGAATATTATCCTGAAAAATCACAATTAGCTCAAATTCTACTTGGTGGTAGGATAGTTGATACGAAAACACCACAAAGTCTTTTTAAATCAAACATTGGTGAAAATAAGTTTGGAGATGATGATTCAGGTATATTTTCAAACAAACCATATCCAAAAGATTTAGGTTTACAATCATTAAACAATACATTTACAGGTGATGGTAATCCTACTGGAGGTAAATCATATCCTGAAAGTGATGGTACTAAACCAGTTGGTGACAAAATGACTTTAGCTTCTATAATCGAAGGTAACACATTAGATAATTTAGGTGGACAAACAACTGGACTTAATGATGAGGATAATAAACTCACATTTAATGTAGAGGATGTAAATCAAGGAATGCCATTTTACTTCAAAGATTTAAGAGATAATAAATATATTTTCTTTAGGGCATTCATCGAAGGATTATCGGAGAATATTTCACCAAGTTATAATTCAACACAATACATTGGAAGAAGTGAACCTGTTTATACTTATAGTATGACGGAAAGAGAATTAACATTAACATTAAAATTATTTGCACAAACAAAAGATGAATTAGGTAAAATATACGAAAAAATGAATAAATTAACATCATTATGTTATCCTGAATATTTTAACGATACAGTTACAGGTATAATTGAAGATGAAGAGACACAAACAAGTTATGAAGGTGATATAAATGTTGGTTATGGGAATAGAATGAAAGCACCTTTGACAAAATTAAGAATAGGTGATATGTTTGGAAAAACTAATTCTGAACTTCAAGGATATGTAAAATCATTATCTTATTCAGTAGACCAAGCTTCGCCATGGGAAACTGAAGTTGGAAAAAGAGTTCCAAAATATGTAACAGCAACCATTGGTTATCAAGTTATACATTCTACAGTACCAAATCTTGAAACTAAATTTTATGGATATATCGGAGATTAAAAATGTCAAGATATAAATCAACAGATAAAAACAAAAAAAGTAATAAAAAATATTATGAAACAACTATTTACAAAAAAGTAGAAGAAAAGAATAGTGATTCATATTTTATCGCTCAAGAAGGTGATAGATGTGATAATTTAGCAAATAGGTTTTATGGTAATCCAACACTTTGGTGGTTTATAGCTAAAGTTAATAATCTAACTACAAACAACATTCCTGCAGGAACATCATTGAGAATACCAACCACAACAGTAGACGCTGAGGGTAGTTAAAAATGTCAATCAATAAACGAATTTTTGGAACACCTTTAAAGGGTATCGTCAGAGATAAATTAGAAGCTAGACAAGGGGTAACTGATAATTTAGAACCAGGACAATCCTTAGAGGGTAGTAAAATAGCAGTATCTAATTATGATTATGCTAGTAAATTACCATTCGTAAGAATGTGGACATCAGTTAAAATAATTGAATCCGCTGATATAGAAATTCTTGAAACAATACCAGCTGCTGAAGTCAATGACCCAAGTCCTGAAACTCTTGAAAAATTACAAAAAGAAAAAGTAACCCAATTTGGTACAGTTTCAGAAAAAACTTCAATTACAGAAGTAAAAAATCCAGATGGAAGTCCAAAAGAATACATTGTTAGGGGTGGAACAAGAGACCAAATGGATTATGTTCGTAAAACCTATGAAATTGGAAATCATAATTATTTAGAAAACTATGGAGAGGCTAAACCGAATGAATCTGTAAGTCCTTTTGAAGCATTGTTTCCAAACGAATCCGAAAAAAATCCATTAATGAAACCACAATCAGGTATCACATCCATAACATCTGAAACAGAAGGTGGTATGGGATTAATCAAAAAAACTACTGTTAATTTTGTAGTTCACAACTTCTATGATTTTGATAACATATTTTCAAAATACTTTTTAGCACCAGGTGCACAAATTTTTGTAGATTTTGGATTTTCGGATATACCTAATTTATACAGACCTGAAGATTTAATTACTTTTTCTGAACAAGACAATGGTGGTTTACAGAAATATTTGTATGATGAAAAAATAGGATTCATAACAAAAAATCAAGGTGATGTTGAAGTACTACAAGGTATTGTTGTCGATTATAGTGCTACTGTAAGACAAGATGGTGGTATGGATTGTTCAGTTACCTTAACATCAAAAAATAGTGCACTACTTAGTTTTACAACTGATGATGATGTTGGGATGAGGGTTAAAAACATATTAACAAGAGGTATTTTATATTTAGGTTTAAGAGCTATTGTTTCACAAGGTGATGGTCTAGATGAAGATGGTGATTTAAAACAATTAATGTCAACACCAAACGCTTCGTCAACATCAGATACCATAGAAACTTATAACAAAAATTTATTATTATTGGCACAACAACAATTATCAGGTAAAACTGGACCTGAAGGAAACTCAATTAGAACAGGTGTTTTTGTAGAAAACTTAAATGCGGACAATAGTTATATTGCTTGGGGATTGTTTGAAGATTTAATTATTAATTCTCAATTTGGTTTTGGAAAAGATAATGATGATATAGTCAATGGTAAAAATCTACAAGTTAAAATGAACTCATCAAATTCTTTTACCCGATTTACAAAGAAAAATAGAGAAAAACAACATGTTATGATGCAAGTACCTGAAGATGTACCTAATTTTATGTATCCAGAATGGTGGTATGGTGATGAACCTGTAGAACTCGATACGGAAGGTAATACAGTCAAAGGTGGTGGTTCTTATTCATATCAAAATAATAAATCACCTGAAGTATTAGATGGTGATGGAGTTAAAATAGAATTAACAACCAAAGAAGATCAAGATATATTAGGAAGAATACCAATCAGAGAAGTTTTCATTAATGTGGATATGATTGTAAAAGCATTCGAATCTAATTCAGATGTTAAAAAAGTGATACAAGAAATTTTAAAAGAATTAAATAAAGAAGGTGATGGTTTATTTGATTGGAGAATGAAACAAGGTGAAACAGATGCTGAAATAGAAATAATAGATGCCAATTATACAATTACATCTGAAAACGAAGGTTTAAATGAAGATGAACTTTTTACATTTCAAGTACAATCCCCCAATTCAATGATTAAAGATTATAATTTAGGATTTAAATTACCATCTGGCAATATTGGTAATATGTATGCAATACAAGGAATGGGTGTTGGTGATACGGTATTTTCAACAGACTCCGATGTTCAACAAGCTATCGCTGCTGGAACTCTCGATAAAGATTTACTAAAAATTATATATGAACCTGATATGGGTAATTATAGAGTTAAACAATTATTGGACGAACCTAAAGTAGATTCTGAAGTTTTCAATGTTTTCACATCAGTTGACAATTTGTTTGATACTAATATTTATAAAATATCAACTACAGAAGAAGGTAAATTAATAGAGGGTAAAGATAAACCATTATCAAATAAAAAATCTGTAACTAAAAAAGCAGAAAACCAACCAAAACTATCAGCTAATGAAATTATGAAAACCAGTGACCAAAATCTAGAAGCTGCTGGATTTAAAGTAGCTAAAACTTTTAAAGAATATTATAAATATATAATAAACTCAACTGTTCAATCAGAAATCCCAAATTTATTACCTTATACTTTAAATTTAACAATTTTAGGTATAGCTTCAATTCAAGTGGGTGATACTTTTAAAGTAGATTATTTACCTAAGAGGTATCAAGAGTCAACTTATTTACAGGTGATAAAAGTAACACATGAAATTGGTCCAGGTGGTTGGTATACTGCATTGGATACTCAATTTAGATTGTTACCAAAAGCAACAACTGTTGTAACTCCTAGCAAGCAAGACATTAGATTATCTCCATCAGCTTTAACAAATGTTGGTTATGAGGAAAAACTTCAGGCAGATGCTGGATATTTGAGTGTAGGTAGTAATGTGGAGATTGCAACATTAGCTCAATATATGACTGATATTGAAGTTGACTATAATCAAAATTGGGCATATGATTACGCATTAGATTTTAGAGTGGCTTCAGACCTGAAAGGTGAAATAAAAGATGAAAGTGGTTATATTTTAAATCGTAGGAGTAATTTTTATGCTGAATTTGAAGACTCAGATAAAAGAGATGCAGCTTTATTAGAACAAGGTGAAGCTTTTAGTGGTGCTTATGGTAGTGGAGACCCCCGTGAACATTCATATTATTATGATTATTTGGAGGTGGCCCCATATAGTAATAGAATTTGGCCACCTGATTTTCAATTAGTTCCTAATAAAAGATATACTATGTTGGTATATGGTGATAAAATTGGAATATTAGAGCATGACAACATATACTATGACAAACAACTTAAATTCTTTCAAAAATATATTGGTTATTATACCAACCATAAGACAGAAGAAAATAAATAAAAAGCTTGTTTTATTCAAAAAAATGTTATATATTGTAATACGATGTATTGTGTTATTCCAATATTTAAAGAACCTTTCTTACATCCATTGCATGAAAACAATGGATTATCAGCCCTATGGGTTAAACCCAAAGACGATAAATCATTCTTCATAATACAAAAACATCCTGATTCGGATAAGGTTTTGGAAGATTTCAAATGGTTGAATGAACACTCAATCCTTACACCTGATAAAAAAATATTAAATCATTTCTATGAATTTGATAAAGTTACAGATATTAATTACTTGTATTGGGATGATACAGGTAAACCATTTGAAAAACATATAACCAATAATGCAATAGATTTCTTGAGTAATAAGTTTTACAATGTAAAAAAACTTAACGAAATCATACCATTATCGAAACATAATGAGTATTGTAATGACATTGTGAAATCAATGGACAACTTAATCTTTGATTCAAATGATGAATATATGAGTGATGTTGTGAAGGCATTTACATCCATTGAACAAAATGGTATCAAGGTATCCAATGATATATGTGATATATTTGACATTAGAGTAAAAAAACATATATCGAATGGTAAATTGTATTCTAATTACAATCTATGGACAACAACAGGTCGTCCAAGTAATTCATTTGGAAGTGTAAACTTTGCAGCTCTACCACCTGAAAAAAGAAAAGGATTCATAGCTGAGAATGATTATTTGGTTGAATTTGACTTTGATGCATACCATTTAAGATTGATTGCTGATTTGGTTGATTATGATTTTGGTATAGAATCAGTTCACGAACATTTAGCTAAACACTATGAATGTTCATATGAGGAGTCAAAACAAAGAACTTTTAAATTATTATATGGTGGAGTTGATAAAGAAACAAGAGAAAAAGTTCCATTTTTTGATAAAGTTCATACTTATATAAATAAGAAATGGAATGAAATAAATACTCATAATCTTGTTTCTACTGATATTTATAGACGGAAACTATTATTTAAGAACTATGAGGATTTGAATAGAAATAAAGTTTTTAACTATTTAATTCAGGCTTTAGAAACTGAATCTAATATTAAGAAGATTTTATTAATTCAAGACTATTTATTAGAGAAGAAGACAAAATTGGTTTTATATGGATATGATAGTTTCCTATTTGACTTTTCTAACCAAGATGGAGTGGAAACTTTGAGAGAAATAAAATCAATTTTAGAAGAAAATAAACATTACACCAAATCCAAAATGGGTTTAAATTATGGTGAAATGCAAGACATAACAAAGAGGTTATAATATGAAACATATTTCAGAAATCATTGAAGATATATTAATTGAATGGGCATATCGTGTTCACGATGGAATGCCCAATCCTAAAAACGCACAACACATCCAACAACTTCGTGAATCAATGGAAGAATTGAATTTACCAAACAAAGTTATATATGAAGTTATTAATAATTTAATTACAGAAAAAAAAGTAAAACCACATAAAGACGCAGAATTGATAAAGAAAATAGGTGGTAAAAATTTATCAGATGATATAATTATGGATATAGGTAATGGAAAATATAAAGATTCACCATTATCAGCTGGTTCTGGAAACACTTATAACACAAAGAAGAAAAAGTATTCTTTTAGTGATTTAAAAAAAGAACTTAGTAAAAATGATAAATTAGTTATAACAACAGCTGGAAGTACATTTAAAGTAAGGTCACAATATGGTGAGAGAATTTGTCAATTAAGTGTCTCTAAAGCTAAAAATCCTAAAGATACATATATGGGTCAAATTAGTATTTTATATAAACTTTCTAAATTAAGTAAAGTTGAAGTTGTAAATAAAGTTGCACCTGGTATTGGTTATGAAAAAATGCAAATTGTAAACTTAGATAACCATATGACTGAGATGTTAGGTATCTCTGGTCATAAACCACTACCTTTATTTATAGCTGGTAAGGATACAGGAATTAATATTGATGGTGGAGCTAAAGTTCCTGGTAGTCCTAAAGCTGATTTAGCATTTGGGATAAAGAAAAAACCAAACTTTTTTATTTCATATAAACATGGAGATTATGTAGACGCATCTGGTAAGGAACTACCAGCTTCATATCAACAATATGGTTCGTTAAAAACATTTTACACAAAAGAATTTAATTCCGCATTCGAAGATAATGTAATAGGTAAATCAACAGATAAATTTTTAGATGATGTGGCATCTCAAATTAAAAAAGATGGAAGTTTTTTTCCAAATGCTACTGAGTTAAAAGAAGTTGATGGGAAGATAGTTGTACTTCAAGGTGACAAAGAAACTCCAACTGATTGGACGGTTGGTTCTGAATTGTGGAAAAGTAATTTTAAAAGATTTAACAAAATAGCTGGTTCTGGAAAAAATTTATATGTTTTAGATAAATCAGGATGGGCTGTTCGAAGGTCTTTGTTAAAAGTTCCCGGAGGAAAAGACATTTCATTGTTATCTATATTTGGTAAAGATTATGCTAGTGGAAAAAGTGGTATCAATAATTGTGATATATTAATGCAAGATTCTGCAGCTTTTACAGTTTCATTAATGACTGATGATGAGGGTAATGGTAAGGGAGTTAATTTAGAAGTAAGTAATAAAGGACATATAATGTGGAATCCTAAAAAGTATGGTGGTGTAGATAAGTTTCCAAAATTTGCAGAACCATATGAACCACATCTTGTCGCTAGATATACAGGTAATATGAACATTGGTTGGAACTCTGGAAAAGATTATATAATAGGTGCTAGACTTTTAGTTATGCCAAAAAGTCAAGTTAGTGGTAAGAAGGATATTTAAATGAAATCACAACTACTAGCCACATTCACAACAAAAGATAATCTTGATGAAACAATTGAGAAAATTGTTGACGCATATACGATTATATTCAATAAAGTATATGTATTACAAAATGAAAACAATGTCAATGAATTAATATGTACATACAATGTAGATACACAAGATGGAATTGATTACAATAAAGTAGAGGGGACGATTTCATTACATAGAAAAAAACATTCCAATACATTGTATACCATTAATGCATTAAACGAATGTATAAAGAATTTAAACAATGGTGTCTTAGATAATAAATTTATGATACCCTGGGAAAACTTTAAGAATATGTTAATGGTAACAAATTCAGAAGGATTGAATAAAATCAATACAAGAATATTTAAAATAGAAAAACTTGAAAATAATTAAAAAAAAAGCTTGACTTATATTGCATTTTTGATATATATTATATGTAGTATAGAAAATAGGTTATATGGTTTAATGTAAACCATAACTAATAAACGATAAACGATAAACATAGGAGAAGTACAAATGGATATAGACGCAATAAAATCCAAACTCGCAACATTACAATCAACTTCAAACACAAAAGATAATTTTTGGAAACCTGAACCAGGTACACAAGTTGTTCGTATTGTCCCTTACAAACATAATAAAGATAACCCATTTATTGAGTTATTCTTTCATTATAACTTAGGTAATAATAAAACTTACCTATCACCTCTT